ATAGAGGTTATAGTAAAGAAAGAGCACAAAGAGAGATAAATAAATCTTTCCAAGCAGGTTCAGATATTGATGATGCTAAAGAAGCTCTTAGTAGTAATAAAGACTACTTTAAGAATCTTTATAATAATCTTATTAAGGAAGCTAGAGAAGCTGAGGAGAAAGATAAACAAGAAATAAAAGCACAATCTGAAAAACTCAAAACATCAATTCTTGAAGATAAAAACTTCTTTGGTGAGTTGGATGTAGATAAACCTACTAGACAACGTATTTACGATAATATAGCCAAGCCTATTTATAAAGATGAATCTGGAAATTATCTTTCTGCAATACAAAAATATGAGAAAGAGAATAGAACAGACTTCTTAAAGAATCTTAGTTTAGTATTTACACTTACTGATGGATTTAAGAATATGGATGGCTTAGTTAAAGGTAAAGTTAAGAAAGAAGTTAAGAGAGGTCTAAGAGAGCTAGAGCATACTCTTAACAATACAGCAAGAACATCTGATGGTAGTTTAAATTTTGTTAGTGGAGTTGACGAGGAATCTAGCTTTAAAAATTATAGATTAGATATATAATTAATGTTTAAAGTTAAATAAAAATGGCTGGAAAGTTAGGAAAATTTCAAACTGTAGGCTTTTCTTCTTGGAAAGGCTTAACTAAGGAAAACCACTTAGGTCAGATTTTTCAATTAGCTCCACAGAAAGCTACAAACCTTATGGTACAGCTTCTTGCTTACCAAAGAGGTAAATCCCTTGATACCTTCTTGCAGCAATTTCCTGTAAAGGAATTTGAAGATGATAGTGAATATTATTGGGAGATTATAGGTTCTTCTAGACGTAATATACCTCTGGTAGAAGCTAGAACAGAAGATAATGTAACTGTTGAGGAGGGTGCTGATAATGTTGGTGTTAATGGTGCTCCTTTCTACCTTGTATTTGGTGAGGATTGGTTTGCTGATGGTGAGGTTATCACTGGTAATTTAAATGAGCTTTATCAGTTTAGAATACTTGGCAATGCTAGAGAGGAAGGTACCTTCTATGTTTATAAGGTAGAACTTATGGCAGGTAATACCACTGGTTGTCCTTCTGAGAGACTTTTAGCAGGTGAGAGATTCTCTGTAGAGTTTGCTCCTGTTGAGAAAGAGCTTTCAAGAAAAGCTGGTGATATTAGATTCTCTAGTCCTATCTCAATGAGAAATGAGTGGACTACTATTAGAATCCAACATAAGGTAGTAGGCAATATGCTTAATAAAAAGCTTGCTGTTGGTATTCCTGTAATTGACAATGCTGGTAGAAAAACTACTCACACTATGTGGATGCACTATGTTGATTATCAAATGGAAGAGCAGTTCAATGAGTATAAGAACAATGCTATGATGTTTGGTAGAAGCAATAGAAATTCTAATGGTGAATACCTTAACATTGGTAAATCAGGTAATGCTATTAAGACTGGTGCAGGTTTACTTGAGCAAATGTCTTATGCTAATGAGATGTATTATAATACATTCAGCATTAAACTTCTTGAGGATGCTCTTTATAACTTAAGTGCTTCTAAACTTAATATGAAGGATAGATTCTTCTTAATCAAAACTGGTGAGAGAGGTGCTATTCAATTCCATAAAGAGGTACTTAAGACAGTATCTGGTTGGACTCAGTTTGTACTTGATAATAACTCTATTCATGTAGTATCTAAAACTCAGAGTAACCTTCATGATAATGCTCTTAGTGCAGGTTTCCAATTTGTTGAATATCGTGCTCCGAATGGTGTTAGAGTAAAAGTAGAGATTGATAATTGGTATGATGACCCTGTAAGAAATAAGATACTTCATCCTAATGGTGGTGTAGCTCAATCTTATAGATATGACATACTCTACATAGGTTCTTCTGACCAACCTAATATCTTCAAATGTAAGATTAAAGGTCAAGAGGAGTTTAGAGGTTATGAGTGGGGTTTAAGAAATCCGTTTACTGGACAAATGGGTAATCCTAATATGAGCTTTGATGAAGACTCCGCAGTTATGCATCGTATGGCTACTTTAGGTGTTTGTGTACTTGATCCTACAAGAACAATGTCCTTAATTCCTTCAATACTTCAAGGATAAAAATTAAAATAAAAAAGGGGAGGAGTAAACCTCCTCTCCTTTAATTTTTAAGGAGAATAAATATGGGAAAAAAAGTAGAAGAGAAATTAGATTTAAATATAGATGAAGCTAATGAGCTTGATATAGTAGAGGTACAAAAGCCTATAATTAAAAAGCAGAAATCTACTACTATTAATGATAGAAAAGAATTAATTAATTGTCTTAGTAATACTAAGGTAATAGTAAGATTCATTGCTAAAGCACAAGGTTTGTGGAATGGCAATAAGAACCATGTTTTAGCAGGGGGTATGGCAGAAAATGCATATAGAATATTTGTAGTACCTAAACTTACTTCAGGATTATATGTAAATGTACTTACAGATAGTGAGAAAGCATTTCTTGAAGATATGTTAGGTCTTGAATATAATGCATTAAGTATTTATAAAAAAGAAGATAACTTCTGGGATAGCACTAATGATAATGGCATTAATAAAGTCAGACTTACTAAACAAGATACTATTCTTGATTTAAGAAATCCTGAAGATTATATCAAATATAAAATACTATTAGCCAATAAACAAACAATAGCACCTTCTTTAAGTGAACTTGAAGATAGACCTAAAGCTTCTTATCAATTTGTGATAATCAAAGAAGAGGAGGAGAATAAAGTTGCAGTTACTAATATGAGTACTACAATGAGGTGCTATAAAGAGTTTGGTAAAATTGAAGATGATAATCATAAACTTAGAACTATCATTGAGATAATTACAGGAAGACCTTTATCATCTAAAACTAAACTTGAGTTCTTACAAACTAAGATTAATGAACTTATTCAAGCTGATAGTAAGAGATTCCTAAGAGCAATAATTGATCCTACCTTAGATACTAAAGTTCTTATTAAGAGATGTATTGAGGAAGGCACTATTGCCAATAGAGGTGGTATGCTTTACTTAAGAAGAGATAATACTCCATTGTGTGACCATAATGAAGAGCCTACTTTAAGTATAGCAGCTAAGTACCTTAACCAACCTAAGAATCAAGAGATTAAGTTTTATCTAGAAGCACAATTAAAATAATTAGCTTATGACTAATCAAGAATTTAGTAATGAATTTGATGTATTCTATAATAATATAATGTCTAATGCAGCTCCTGGGCTTAATGAATATGAGAAATCTGTTTTCCTTACTAATGCTCAAAATGAGATGGTTAAAGCATATTTTAATCCTAAAGGTAATAAATATCTTGAAGGATTGGATGACTCTAAGAAGAGAGCTATAGACTTTTCTACATTAATGAGAGTTACTGAACTTAATAGTATTACAGTAAAAAATCAATTTGATAGTAGAAGTATCTGTTATAAAATACCAGATGATTTATTAATCTTTGTCAATGAAGCTTGTGTAGATAATAATTACAGATATGTAGTTCAACAAATCTCTTATGCAGAGTATGATAGATTAATGTTAAAACCTTATCAATATCCTATTAAAAAGCATATATGGAGATTAATTACTGATACTAATGAAACTGAATCCTATGGTAGAACTTACTACTATGATGAAAAAGGAGAAAAACATATCTTATTAGCTATAACTAATACTACTGGTAAGAGAGTTACTTTTACAATAAAAGGTACTGATGATACTATTGACCTTAAGGATTCAACAGCAGCTAAAAATTCTATTAAAGTGACAGAAACTAATGATGAAGTTACAATAGTACAAACTGTTAATAATGATACTATTTTTGAATCCTATCATAGTTTAGAAAGCACCTTATGTAAGATATTAGGGATAGATAAGTATGTAGGCGTGCTATCAGATATTGATAATTCTGAGGATAAATTCTCTTCCCTTCCTCCTCATGGATTTTCATTATCCACTTTAAAGTCTAATGGCTTTATAGAAAGTAGTACTATCACAGTGGTTGCAGAGCCTATAAACTCTAAACCTATTGTAGAATTAATAGGTAGAGTAGATGAAGATTCATTAAGGTATTCAGTAAGGTATTTAAGGAAACCAAGACCTATTATACTAGAAGATTTAACTGATAGTAATATTTCTATTGATGGTGTTAGTACAGAATCTACTTGTGAATTAGATTCAGAGTTACATCAAGAGATACTACAAAGAGCAGTAGAGATGGCTAAAGCTGCATATTC